GCCAGTAATATAAACTCTGTCACCATTGCTCAAACCATGACCTGCCGCTGTTACCACAGCAGGATTAGCTTTTGTTATAGCTGTTATGTCGGTTGTTGCCGCTGTAACTAAGCCACCATTTTTATAAATTCTAATGTAATTGTTACCAAACTCTAAAACATAAGCTTGCGTATCACTAAATTCAAAGTTAATTAATCTAACTTGACCACCATCTTTTGTGGTTCCTGTGTAATAAGTTCCAGGTCTTCTTGTCACACCACCTTGAGGAAAGACAATCATATTCTCTAATTCTTTTACCGCTTCATTGTATTTCTGTAAATCAATCCTACCTTCAAGTCTAGGTGATATCTCACCTGCTCTAAAGTTGGTGATAATAGAAGATACTCTAGCCATATTAGAACCTTGCGTTGGTGTAAGTATCTGCCTGTAATTGCTCTGGATAACCTTCTAGTGCATCCATACTTCTAGCTTCACTTAACCTAGCTTGGTATAATCCATACATAGATTGTGCTAAAGCATTGCTACCTGTTATAGCGTAAGCCGTTTCTGAAGCAAGTCTGTGTGCAATAACACTACTTAACAAAGCATCATATTGTTCTGTGTCAGTTACCCTGCCAACGTAAACAATAGAACATGTGCCTTCATTAGATAATACTTTTCTTCCTTCAATCTTAAACATTACGTTACTGTCATAGGCAGCAACATCATTATTTACATTTGAGTTCCAAAAAGATAGAACCCTCAAACAATAAGGGTCGGTAGGTAAACTGTATTGGTAAGTAAATCCGAATGACGGAGGATCAGTGTCCTGTGCAAGCGTAGCTCTTGTAATCGCAACATTCCATGTGTGGGTTCTAAGAACCGAATCTCTAACTGTAACAAATCTTCTATTACAAAGTCGTGCTTCTTTTGAGTTTTCCGTTAATGCAGTAATAGTTGCTGCACCAAGTAAATCCATAGCTTCATTACAAATATCTACAACTGATGGCATATCAGACTCCTAGAGGTAAGGAGCAGAATTAACTGCTCCCTACTTATTTTGTTAGTTTACAACATACTCTATTATGTATGCTAAAGTACCAGCCGTTCCACCAGTAGCAGCAAAAGTTGCTGAAACATAGTAAACACCGCCTGGATCAGAAGACTCGGCAGCCATCTCATAGGTTTTTAAACCAGTCGTTTCAGGTGCAGCCGCTTCAAATCTAACGTCTGTCATTGCACCTGCATCCGCAACAAGACTTGCAAAGTAATCCTCGTCTACAACAACACCTGCTGAAGTATGAAGTCCTACATTAAAAGTACATGATCCGCCTAAAGTGTCCGATCCGACTTTAAGTGAAGTAATAGTTGCGTTTGATGGAATCGCAGCAAGCATTACAATGTCATTATCTGTACTGTCACCAGCCAATAATTCCATAGTTCCTTGTGCTATTCTTACTACACCTTGGTATAAACCAGCATCATTTATTACTGGAGGTGTAGCTTCAAAGTTAGCTACTTGGTCTGAGTTTCTTGTAGTCATAGTCTAGCCCTCCTAAGCTGATTCATCACAATCGATTTGCACAACCTTGTCTTCTTCCATACGGGTAGCACCAACACTCATACAATAATAAACTTGAGTAGCATAACCTTTGTCTGCTCTCTCATCTATTCTTGCATTTATGTCTTTACCTATACCAAGAGCCAAGCCATCTTCTGCCCATGCAAAGCATGAACGGATATCAGAAGCAACCGATAGTCTGTTTGTTACAATGAATTTAAAGCCCATGAAAGTATCTACGTCACCTTGAACAAGAGCTTTTACTGTGTTGAAGTCAGAACTTGTTACTGAAGTAGTGCCAAGTAATGCTTCAATTTGGTTAGGACCAACAGCAATATAACGTTGTATTGATGGGTCAACGTCAGCTAAATCTAAAATCTTTTTAGCTTGGATTAACTTAGCAATACTCATATCCGCACTACCATGAACAATCTTTTGTGCTGATGGCAATGTAGTTGAAGTTGAGCCTGTTTCGCCTGTAAATGAAGTACCAGTTGCAGCCGTAATAAGTACATCATCCATTGATCTACCCATTGCAGCGGCAGAAGCCATTGCATAAGAAGATGTAGGATCGATTAACATTCTTACTTTGTCCTGATCATCAATTAAGTCAGCGTATTCGTAGTCAGCTAAACTCACCCTTCTTCTTGCGTGAGGTGTGTCCATCTGTGGAGTGTCGGCATGTCGGCTAGTACGCAACTGTGCAGTAGCAACCCCTACCTGATCGAAAAAAGCATTTTTACCAACAATGTTTTCTACACGAACTGCATCTCTAAGACGGCTTCCCATCTGTTGAGAAAGCATCTGCACGTTAGCAGAATACTGTTGGACAAATGCTGTGGTTATTGAAGTTGACATTTAAAGTCTCCTAAATAAAAAGTTACATTTGATATTATTTACAGCGTGCTACCCTTTACGGACACTCCTAGAATTTTTAGCCGACTTTAGGCTATCGTCTATCCGATTGTCTTGAGGACTCGTTTTCGAGCTATCCTGCATAATCCATTTATAATATATATCAGCAAGTTTCTCAGGATGCAACAAATCTCTTTGTGTTCCATACTCAACCGCAAGCTTCATACATTCTAAACGAACCTCTTGTTGTGGCGTTAATTCATTATCCATGAATATGACCCATCAATTCTTGCATACGATCTACGGCACGTTGTCTTCCTATTGGGTCTTTTTTATTCCAATAAGAGTGCGATTTATCGTTCATAATTCCATCAACCTCCTGTTGTGCCATAGCTGGTGTAAAGTTAGATGTTCTAGCGTTATCAGAAACAGTATCTTCACTTGTAACTGTGCTTTTAAAGTCACCCATAGCCGCAAAAGCTTTTATAAATGCAGGGTGATTACCTACAAGAGTGCCATCATCTAGCTTCATTTGTAGCAAATCGCCACCACCAAACTGTTCAACAATATCTTTTGCAGCCGTAACCTTAGACTCAAAAGCAGAACCCCACTCTTTTTGTAACTCTAAAGCTGTTTGCTCTGCTTGTTTCTCAGCTTGTTCGTGCAATCCTTGGCTTGATTGTTCTACGGAGCTTTTATAATAGTCTAAAACACCTTGTGCTTGTTGTGGCGTAAGTCTTAAACTATGTGCAATATCAGCATATTGTGTAGCTATTTCTTCAGTTATTACGTTTCCATCTACAGGCACTTCATAACCAGCAGCCGTTTCTGGTCTACCTAGTCTGCTATAAATGTTATCTAAATCTTCTTCTGTTGGATTCTTAGGTAACGGAACTTTATCGCTTCCTATTAATCTTTGTGCGTTTACATAAGACCTTGCTAGATTACCAACATCTTTTATTGGTGATAGACTTGGATGTTCTCTTAATTCTTCTGGTATCATTTCCATGAAACTGTTACCAGACCCACCTTGTGCAACCTGTGCTGGAGTTTCCAACAATGAAGGTTGTACTGATTCGGCTACCTGTTCAGCAACTTGTTCTGACATATTTACTCCTCTTTCATCATGTTATAAATGTGTAGTATTACTGCTCTTTTACCTTCTTCAAAGGCTGTAGCATTAGCATCTCCAGCTACATAACTTGAAGCTCGCCAATTACAGCGTATCTCCAAATCACTTAACACCTTTTTACCAGCGTTATCCCCAAACGTATCTTTATACATAGTTTTAAGTTGAGCTATTTGTTCACTCATTTGCACCCACCATTCTTACAGCTTGTGCAGCTTGACCGACTGTTGAAACATCTTCTTGTTCCATCTGTCTTTCCATTTGTTGCTGTTGCATAGCGGCTTTCTGTTCTCTCTCCTCATCTATTCTTGACTGAGGTTTAAGAACTCTTTTTGGAACACCTAACGCTTCAGTTAAATAACCAACCAATCCATCTGGATCAATGTGATCTCCAACTGGCATTTGCTCTGATAGTGGCATTAATATTTCTAAGGCTCTCATTACACCATTAACTGAACTAGACTTTTGTGCTCTGGCTAACGGAGATACATATTCAATATCCACATCAACACCTTCTAAAACTTCAGGTGGTTGTGCAAGCATGTCAGCACGCAACATTAACGCAAACGCCCTATCAATCAAAGGTCTTAGCATTTCATTCATTAATCGACCAAGAACAGGACCTATAACTCTCATTCTTTCTTCCTGCCTTTGTATCACTTCAGTCGCTGTCATGTTAGGGGTGCTACCACTTAGTAATTGGTCAACGAAAAAAGCACTTCTTATTGCCAATCTTCGTTGTTCTTCCATGTTTAATCCAATAGGTATATTCGCACCAGTTTGTAATGGTGTTATTGTATCTCTAGAACCAGACCTGTAAAAGTTAAGACCTCCAGGTTGAGTCCTTATGGGGAGCAAGAACCCATCATCAGGAACTAATAGGGGAGGATCTATCATTTTCTGAGCCGCTTGTATGATTGTTTTTGACATAAGATTTAACATCTTAACATCAGGCAACGCAATCATGGCTGGAGATCGACCCATCACTTCTCCTGTTGCCTTTAAGAAGCGAGGAACAACGTAAGGTAATTCTTGAAAGCCACTCTCGGCTAGTATCATTTTCGTTTCCAAGCAAATATACATAGAAGAATACGGCATATTTTTGTTATCTTTTTTTGTAGGGTCTCTGTCTTCTCTTGGCATAACGGCATGTAAGATTTCAACATTTTCGTCTGGCTTTTTTTCATAAGTTCTTTGTATAAATGTACCCACATTTTCTATTCCAAACCTTTGTACGGCTTGCCTTGCTGGTATTTCATACTTACGAAAAACAGTATCAACAATACCATATTGATCTTCTGTTACATAAAACTCTGATATATGCCTTGTGCTAAATCTTAATGTTTTTTTATCCATCTCAACAAACATACAGCCAGTGCCAAATACAACTAAATCAACATACATCTCATGGACTTCTGTTTCAAAGTTAGACATTGTAAAAGCTCTCATCATTCGCTGCGAACTATCTTCTAACCAACGCTGCACTTCTTCGTTTTTACCTAAATCTTCATCTTTCATAGTTAAATGAAACCAAGGTGTAGCACCTGATGTAAGCATACCATGAAGAGAAGATGATAATAAATCTACTGATTGTAGAGCCGTACCATCAAAGATAAGCTCCATTCTTTTTTCACCACGACTTCTTTTCTTAACTATGTCTGCTTTTCTTGGAAGCATATAATCAGCCCTCCCCCTTCTTTTT